TGGATTCATCCAGCATATCAAAATCAGCTTCATTCATGATTTCGTATGCTTCTTCAATCCAGCACCAGCACAAAAACCCTATTTCAACCGTAATTGAAGTGACCTTCAGGGGATCATCAAGGCCCCGGAAGTAAATCTTCTGACCGGTGGGAAGGTAAGTCATTTCAAGGGGGCTTTCCTTGATTTCCCAATAGGCTGAAACCCCAAGGCGGTTGATTGCCCATTTCAGTTCGGTGAAACAGGAATCTTTCAAGGTTCTGAACACCTTGCGAACCACAAGGGTATTTGCTTCCGGGTATTGCATCATCCGTTTGATGATGTTCAGGGCCGTTGTCTTGGATTTCTTGGAAGCACGGCTTCCCTTACACACCCGGTAACGGCCTTTGAAGTTCCAGAAGGTTCCGTAACCCTTACCAACCACTTCAGGAAGGTGAACCCGCTTGGCCTGTGGGCTAATCTTCAAGTTGATCATCCCCCGTGATAATCACCGGAACGGCCCCTTCCACACCAACCTTGTCCGTGAACATACCGTAACGCTTGCCGATCAGTTCAGCGGCCTTCAGTCTTTCCTTGGCTCCAACTTCTTTCTGCGTCAACTCTTGGCAACCGTCACCGCACAGGATCGGGATTTCTTCAGTATGTTCACCCCGCATTACCGAAGTCAGGTATTTCATGACTTCTTCAGCATCAGCGATCTTGGCCGAATGAAGTTTTTCAAGTTCGGTTTCGATGTACGCTTTCAAGTCAGGTTTTGCAAGGTTTTCAGAACCCGTTTGCTTTGCGGTCTTGGGCGAATACCCCGCCTTGATTGCCGCATCCGTAGCATTGCCGCTGATCAGGTATTCATCACAGAACTTCCGCTGTCTTGGTGTCACAGGTATTCACCCCTTTCATCAGGCATAGAAAAAGCGCCCCGGTTTCCCGTAGGCGCAATTTCTTATTTACTATTCTACCGATTCTTTACTCTGTTTGGAACCGGTGGCACTCTGGTTTTCTCGGTTGTTTAGAAAGTCGCTGTTTGCCTTGGCAAAAGCAAGTAAACCCTTTCCGTGAAGTTCAAAAACCCATTGCATAGAATAATTCAGTTCTTCAGAAATATCTTCCCATTTTTTCAACTGAATATAGCGCCCGATCAGAATATTTTGCTGATCAAGGTCAGGAATCCGGTTGATCATGGTGAACGCTTCCTGTTTCATGCTCACAAGTTCATCAATCCGGGCATTGATCTTGGCTTCAAGGTCAATGATCTTGGTGATGGTTTCTTCAAGGGTATTCTTGGGGCCTGAAGTCTGAACCTTGTCCTGCTTCAGTTGGCTTCCGGTAGAAGTCAAGCTGGAACGCAAGGTTGCAATGGTGCTATCAAGCCGATTGATCAAACGATCCGTTTTCCTGATTTGGGCAAAGTATTCTTTGGCCTGTTGGGAAAGGTCTTTGTCATTCACTATGTAACACATCCTTTCTGCGGTGGTCTGTTCCGTTTTCATTGCATCTGTACCGTTAATAAATGCTGAAAAATCAAGTGGTTTCAGGACTTTGGAACGCATGGAACAGATAAAACGGGCAGTTCCTTATATACACATTTCTTATATATTTTTTTCTTTATAAGAAGAAAGTATATTTACATCTGTTCCATCTGTTCCGTTCCCTGAAAACAACTGAAAAAGTCTTGAAAATCAAGGGTTTTCGTGCGGAACAGATATAGAAAAAACATCTATTCCATACCTGTTCCACACGCTGTTCCAACCCCTACTGAAGAAGCACCTGTTCAGGCGTTCCGGTTGTTCCACTTCTCCAACTGCTCACCCCTCAACGCCAACGCTTCCAAGAAGCAACCGTTCTTAGGGTGAACATAGAAAGTTCTGAACGGAATATCCGCATATTTCTTTGCAAGCGGGTTCAGCCGGTTTTCCTGAACCAAATCAGCCCCGCAAAAAGGACACGGCTTATTTTTCATCGTGCTTCACTCCCGTTCCTGCAATTTCAATGGCTACCGCCATACCCTTGAAATCACATTCATCACCTTCAACTTCCAAGGTGTCACCGTCAGCATTTTTCAGAACAGCGGTATAAACTTCATTTTCTTCATCATAGCTGAACTGACAATCGTTTTCAGAATAGCGGTCAATATCTTCTTGGTTGTCACACTCCAAAAAGGTGAAATCCAGCAATTCAGCACCTTTGCAGTTGCCGCCGATTCCAAAGGAAACATGGCCGATATAATCCCATTGCATGAAAGTCACCCGGATTGTATGGACACCATGAAAATTAGGGTCATAAGAACTGATCATTTGTATTCCCTCCCGGTCTTACGGTCTTTGATTTCAATGCGGTTCAGAAGTTCAAACCCCGCCAAACGGGTGATGTACTTCAGGACGAAGATCAGGGTGTTCACCCGCTTCTGCTGTTCATCCTCGTCACGGATGATATTCTTTGTGCCGTGGTAGGCTGTCGGATCGTGATACCCTTCAGCATTTTCCCAAGGTTTAGGCATCGGTTTTCCCTCCTTCTTCTCTGTACCATTCTTCAATGTCACACCCAATGTCCTTTAGCTTTTTACGGGCCAACCACCCATCATCGGCCTGTTCCATCAGGTAATATTCCCGCAGCTTCAGGGTTTCGGCATAGAACAGCTTCCACGCCAGCTTCAGGCGCTTGGGGCCAAATCCAAATTGGGTATGAAGCATCCACAGGATGGATGATTCTTTGTCCATGTCAAAGGCCCGATCATTTTCCACAATCTGTTTCTTGATTTCCTGATCCAAGGCCCGTTCTTCAGCTTTGTTGAACTGAACGGCGAAGATTTTACCACCGGACTTCTTAAACATCGGCATGGTATTCACTCCAAATATCATCGAAGCACACCGGAATCAGCCAATGAACCTTGTCCAACAGGATCAGGGCCACTTCCCGCATCTGCGGATGTGCGGCGGGTGAACAGCGCAACTTCAGGAAATGCCGCCATTCACGAATGTTGGCCGTCATGACCACTTCCGTTTTCAGGCTGTTGGGCAGAACCGAACGGGCTTCTTGCGGTGTGCATCCTTCCGCCAGCATATCAAAATAGCGAATTTCCACCCCTTCACAGGCATCCCGCCAATAGTCATAGGCTCTGGAACCGGGTTCAAGGAAGCAAGGTTCAATCACCGTGATTTCCTCACCGAACTTGCCCTTGCCGTAATTACAATAGCGGGTGGATTCCTGACAGTAAGAAGCCATCCGGTGGCGGACGATCTCATGAGAAACCCCACGATCACAAATGAACTTCACCGTAAAGGAACAATGTTCCAGAACCGCTTCATGCCCACGCTTGATGATCCCGGCAACGAACTTTTCAGCGGAACCTTCCGTGATTTTGTCCTCGGACTTGTAGCAGACACGGCCACATTGTTCCAACCGCTTCAGGATGGTGGCCCCATCAATCGGGGTGATGAACTGCACATCAGGCTTGATAATTTTCATTTTCTTCAACCTCCCAATTCATTCCGGTGCTGTGACCGGTAAGGATCGAACCCTTCAGGGTAACGCTGTTCCAGCTTTTTCAAGTTTTCTTCCATGACCGTATCAAGGTCAGAACCAATGGCATCACACAAAACGGCCAAATACCAAGCCACATCACCAAGTTCTTCAATCATGTGGCGCTTGTCCAGTTCATGGCCGTGGAAGAAATGTTTCTTCACCTGTTCGGCCACTTCACCGGCTTCACCGCAAAGGCCCAAGGCACATTCCAGCTTCAGCCGATCCATGTTGGAACGATCAGCGGTTCGCAAGGAATCCCGCATATAACGGTTAGCGTTCATCGGCGTGTTCCTCCGCTTTCAGATCGTCCAGTTCAAGAACCGTCATAATGGCGTAATTGGCAAGGTCAATCAGGGTATCACGGATAGATTCATCCTTGACTTCCTGAACCTCGGATTTGGTCAGGCTCTTGAACCGGGCCAGCTTATCCCCAAGTCTGATCCGGGGCATTGCCATTCCTTCTTCCGTGAAGGTCTGGTGAAAGCTGTCACCATAGTCATGATTTTTCATGGCGTACAAGGCATTGATTTCCTTGCAAATATCGGAATGGCGTTCCGTTTTGGTTTTAGGTAACATTGAAATCATCCTTTCTTTCAGTTGAACCATTTGATCACCGGATCACCGGTGAAGCCCTTTTCCCACACATACCACGCATAGGCAATGGCGCTTTCTGGTTTCCCGGTCATATCGCCGTTTTTATAACAGGCCAACCGGGAACGGCTGATATAAACCTTTCGGGGGGGGTACGCTTGAAAAACTCACCCCGTTTTTGCCCCTCCAAGAACTGAACCTTCAGGAACATAGCCACTTTCCCACCGGGGCGGACGCTTTCAAGCGCCCTTTGAACAAATTCAAGCCCCATTGAATACGGCGGGTTTGTGATTATATCGCCTTCAAAATCGTCCAGCGTTTCCTTCAGGAAATCCAGCGGTTCAGGATCACCGAAGCCCCGGTAAATCAGATCAGTTGAAATGACTTCATAACCGTGGGCCTGAAGCACCTTGGA